AAGCCGAAGAATTCGGCAGTGTTTTGAAGAGTGTTGCAGAAGCCTTGACCGAAGAGCAGTTCAGTGCAATTTGGCAAGTTCTTAATGCAGCGAACTCAAATCTTTCCAAGACTGGCTTGTTCAATGAAATTGGAAAGTCTTCAACTCCTGACAATGATGGGCCTTTGGCAAACATTGAAAAGGTGGCAACTGCTTTGCGACAAGCAAATCCGTTGTTAACTCGTGAACAATCAATTGCAAAAGCAGTTGAGACAGACGCAAATCTCTACAAACAATATATCCAAGAAGTAGGTAAATAATCATGGCATACAAAGGCTCACAACCGTTTAAGATTACACTTGAAGCAGGTGAAGACCTCTCTGCAAAGCAATACTACTTTGTAAAGTTGAATGCTTCAGGTAAAGCAGTGGCTTGTGCAGGTGTTACTGACAAACCAGTTGGTGTTCTTCAAAACGACCCAACTTCAGGTCAAGCGGCAGAAATCGTAGTTGTTGGACTCACAAAAGTTTCAACAAATGCGGCACTCGCAATCGCAGACTTGATTGGCACAAGCGCCGATGGTCAAGCCGCCGCTTATGTTGCTGGCACTGACACAACTAAATATGTTGTCGGTACTGTTCTCGTCACTTCAGGTGGTGCAGACGAACTCACATCCGTTCTAGTCAACTGTGCGAACCCGCACCGTGGCGCTTAATTTCAAAGAAAGAAAATAGGAGAAACAAATGGCACAGCCAACAGCAAATGATGTTCATATTGATGCGATTCTGACTAACATCTCAGTCGCATACATCCAAGACCAAAATGCTTTCGTTGCAAGCAAAGTTTTCCCGACTATTCCAGTTGAGAAACAGAGCGACAAGTATTTCGTTTACACAAAAGGTGACTGGTTTCGTGACGAAGCACAACTTCGTGCGCCAGCAACAGAGTCGGCAGGTTCGGGCTACAATCTGACAACGGCAACATACAACACTCAGGTGTATGCTTTCCACAAAGATGTTGACGACCAAGTTCGTGCCAACGCAGACAACCCGTTGAACCCTGACCGTGATGCAACTTCATTCATCACTCAAAGAATGTTGCTTCGTCAGGAAATCCAATGGGCATCAGAGTTCTTCACAACAGGTATTTGGGCTACAGATTCAACCCCATCTAACTTGTGGAGTGATTACACTGCATCAGACCCAATTGGCGATGTTGAGACTGCAAAAGCAACAATCTTGACAAGCACTGGCTTTTTGCCGAACACGATGGTTATGGGATACGATGTATTCCGTCAACTTCGTAACCACCCTGACATTGTTGACCGTGTAAAATACACATCAGCAGAAAATGTCACGGAAGATATTCTCGCTCGCTTCTTCGGTGTTGACCGTATTCTTGTTGCTCGTGCAGTAAAGAATTCAGGTCTTGAAGGTGCGGCTGTTTCAATGAGTTCAATCGTTGGAAAAAATGCGGCTCTGTATTATGTAGCACCAAGCGCAGGAATTCTTACTCCTTCGGCTGGTTACCAGTTCGCATGGCGTGGTGTTTCGGATGGAATGGGCGCAAATATCGGTATCACACGATTCCGTATGCCTGAACTCCGTGCAGACCGAATTGAAGCACAAATGGCATGGGATAACAAAGTTATCGCATCAGACCTTGGGTACTTCTTCTCGGCTTGCGTAGCCTAATTTCTAGTTCTTCCTGAAAGGAGAAATTAAATGAATTTATTCTCTAAAGGCAAGGGCTTGATGGGTTCGTTGCGAGTTAATGGCGTAATTGCTGGAAACACGCACACAGAAAAGACAACTGTTACAACACTTACAGATGCCGCAGAAACTATGACGGCGGCTCAAGTTGTTACTGACGGTGGCTTGTTTGTTTGCACTCCAACAGCAACACGGGCTAAGACAATTCCTACTGGAACTCTTACCTGTGCGGCTTTGAAGGGTTATGCAGTTAGTGACACTTTTGATGTGACCTTTACAAACTTGACAGCAGCCACTCACGCTCTGACTATTACTGCCGCAACTGGAGCAACAATTGTTGGTTCAGCAACGGTAGCAGCAGCAACATCGGCATTATTTAAGGTTCGTGTCTCGGCAGCCAATACGGTTGTTTGGTATAGAGTCGCATAATAATTACTAATAGAAAGTGACCCCAAGT